ATTTTTCTTGGCTCCTGATTTCAAAGTAGGTGGCGACGGCCGCCTTGAGATCGGCCGCGGTGGTTGAGTCGGTGATTGCGTTCAGATCCTGGGCGAGCGTGTTGATTTCGAGCTCGGCGGCGTCGGGCGCCAGCCCGGCCCGCTCAAAGTTGGCCCGCTTCTCGGGCAGCTTGGAATCGAGCCATGTGCAGAACTTCGCTCCGCTGCCGGCCGCCCGCCCGGCCTGCTCGCCAATCACCGTGATGACGTCGGCCACGTTGCGGGCGACGAGCGCCGCATGCTCGCTTTGGAGCCGGGCGTGTGCCGCCTCAAGATCATCGCCGTCGTCGCCGCCGCCTGCAGTGTCGTCAGGCTTCGATTTTCCTGGCTTCGCCGGCTTGCCGCCCGGCTTGTTCGAGACCGTGTTGGGGTTCCGCAGCTCGTCGCCGTCCGGGTGGGGCGCGAAGCCGAGCTTCGCCCGGGCCTCGTTCGACGTGATGATCGTCTTCTCGACGCCCGTGCCGTAGGCCTCGAATTGCTCCTTGGGCGACATTTGCAGCAGGTTGTCGGTGTTGTGTTCAAACTCGGAACGGGCCTGGCGGTCGACGGTGAGCAGCTTGGTGCGACATTGGGCCGAGATTCCGAACATCAGCGCCCGCAACGTATAGTTCAGATAATCCTGGCCGTTCTCCCAAAGATTGCCATACACTCCCTCGGCGCCCTCCCCGAGCATTCCGGGACGCATGTTGAAAGCGCGGGCCACGTCGCGGACGCTCTCCTTGCGACCCTCGATCGACTGCGAATCGCGGAGCGTCATTTGCGCTTCGTGAAACTTGGCGTTGTCGCGCAGAATCACGGTCGCGAACGCGGCGCTCGGATCTTCGTACTTGCGTCGGAAGCCTTCCTCGAGCCGGTCCGCGGCGGTCTTGGTCATCGACAGCGGGATTTCGAGGACGCCGCCGCGCCGACCGCCGCTGCGGAAAACCCGCGCCGCGAAGCCCATCGACGCCAGCGCCAGCCCCCAGGCGTCGCGCATTGCCTTCACCAGCTCGTAAGCCTTCAGATTGTCGAATCCGATGCCCTGAAGGTGCAGGACGCGGCCCGCCGGCAGTGGCTGTCTGACGCCGTTGACGAGGGTTTCAAAGTAGAGGACGCCGCCAGACCGCTTGGGCTCGGTCCGGTCGGGCAACAGTGGCAACAGCTCGGCCGGCTCGCCCGCCAGGTTTGTCGCGATGAAGATATAGGCGTTTTGGTAAACGAGCCGGTGGACCAGAACCCGCTGCCAAAAAGTGAAGGCGTCCATCTCGCGGTTCGGTTGGATGGCGGTTAGGCGGTAGAGCGGGTCGTCGGCCAAGAGCTTCCAGACGTCGCCGACCTGCTCCCACGGTTCTAGCGGACATCGGGCCACGTCGCCGGAGATCCGCGTCACCGCCTGGTAGGCGGCCGGGACATGCAGGATGCGGCACGGTGTGACCCGCTCGCCGGCGAGCGACTGTTCGCCCTCGGTGTAGACGCTCGGGTCGTCGAGCGGACAGGACGGGTCTTCGATGTTGAAAGACCGCTCGCGGGCCGGGCGGAAGGCGATCGGCTGCAGCTCGACGCCGGGCATGTTGGCATCACAAGTGATCACGCTGTAACCCGTAGTGTTCATCGTCAGGCGCTCTCCACGTCGTGGGTTTCGTAGTAACTCCCGACCGGCGCCTGCTCTTGGAATAAAAGCTCAGAGACGCCGTAAATTACCGCAACTATGGGGTCGATTTTTTCCTTGCATCGCTTTTTCGCTGGCCGGCAGTACTCTCGGCTGTCGGTTTCGAGCACCAAATTCAACGCAGTCCACGCGAGCAGTGGGTTGCCGCCGTGGACTAGCCGGCCCTCGTGCAGCATGGCGAGCAGCTCGCGCGTTGGCTCATTCATTTTGTTGAAGCCCGTCCCGATCCAAAAAGCCTCGATGCCGTGATCGGTTTGAATGCGTGAACCAAATTCGCGGGCGTTGTTGGGATCGATGGCGATGGTCGAGATTCCAAACTGTTGCTGCCGCTTTTCGATCGTCGCGTAGATCGTCGCCGTGTCAGTGATCTTGCCGTGCGTGGGTATGAGCCAGCCATCACGGATCCAACTAGCCCACGGTTCCTCTGCCAAATTGCGATTTCCGTCCTCGGGGATCCACACGTCTGTCATCACGGCGACGCGGCGTTTGATCGTTCCGCCGATGTCGACGGGCTCGAGCGCGAACACATAGGCCATCGCGGCCAAATCGTCCTTGAAGCCCCAATCAAAACCTCCGAAACACTGCATGCCTGCCAAGTCTGGCAGCGGTTGGTCGCCCGTGGCCCACATTTCCGACGTGATTGCACGCACGGTGCTCGTCACTTTTCTGTTGAGTCGCAGGCGAATGACGCTGTTCTTTTGGCGTGGGTCGATCTTTGCGGTGGCCACGTCGTCGCGGAGCTGCTCGAGCTTCACGACGCCGAACTCGAGCATCGGGTTGGCCTTGGCCCAGCATCGGGCGTCGAACGGGTCGTCGGCCTCGTCGATTTCCCAAATGGCGACGAACAGATCGTCGGCCTCGATCCGGTTCCCGCGCTCGACCACCTTGCAGGCCATGTCGTAGTCCTGCTGCCAGACCTCGCTCGTTTCATCGCCGGCGGTTGTGATGATCAGCAAGAGTGGCTGGCGGCGCTTCCCCATCTTGCGCTTGATCGTGTCGAGCGACTCGCGATGGTGGTCGCGGAAGCGGTGCTCCTCGTCGATCACCGCTACGTGCGGGATCATGCCGTCGTCGACGGTCCCCTCGGCGCCGAGCATTTCGATTTTACTGCCGGTCGAAGGGATGGAGAGATTGGTTTTGAGCTCGCGGATTAGCTTGCGGAGGTGCTTGTCTTGGGCCCGGAATCGGCAGATTTCATCGAACACGGGTCGGCACTGTTTTTGCTTCGTCGACACCACGTAGCACTCCGCCCGCGCCTCGTGGGGCCAGTCGAAGGCGAAGCAGTAGAGTAGGATGTAGGCGGCTAGTGGTGACTTCGCGTTACCCGAGGCCATCGTGATGAACGCCCGACGGAAGCGACGCATCCCGTCGCTCGCGCGGCGCCAGCCGAACAGGGACCAGACGATGAATTTCTGGAAGGGTTTCAAGTCTAAGGGCTTTCCGTTCCACTCGCCGGTGGAGAGTGTGAGCAGGGGTGCGAAGTCGATCGCGTCGTTGGCTTTTTCTTCGTCGAAATAAATCTTCTTTTTTTTGGCATTGCGGAGGTCGTCGCGGTGGCGCTGACAGGCGGCCTTGAGTCGTTTGCAGGCCGGCGTCTTTCCCCGCAGTACGTCGTCGATATATTTTTCAACGACCTCGCGGTGGGTCTTTGGCTTGGCGGCCCGCCAGGAGCGCGGCGATCGGGCTGGCTTCTTCGTTGCTGTCATTGATGTCCAGACTAGCTCGATCGACCGGCGTCAGTCCGAACCGACTCCCGATCGCGTTGACCTGTTTCATTGCGGCGGCCATGGCGCAGATCCGCTTGTAACTTTCCATTTCCTCGTCTTCGTCCAGCTTGCGATAAACCTGCCACCAACGACACAGTGCGTAGAGCATTGCGGAGTCGATCGCCGTAGCGACTTTCATCCGCACCAACTCGGGTACGATTTTTTTCCACAGTTCGAGAGCAAGGCCATCTAGTTTCGCAATCTGATAAGGCTCGCCGGTCGGTTTAGGCTCGTTGCGGGCATGACGGTCAGACCGGAGTGTGCCGCTCAGCTTGAGTTTTGATGTCGGCGTCCGTGGCCGACCTCGCTTACCCGCCATGAGTTGCACCCCCCCTTTGATTTTTGCCAAGAAATGTGCCTGCTGGGGGCGACGGCGAGACGCGAGTCCGCCGCCAAAAAATCAGCCCCCCCCGGGTCCGTTGTGCTGTTCGCGCATGGTTTTTCGTGAGTGGCATGGTTTGCAAAGTGATTCGAGGTTGTCGATCGACAGTTCTAATTCCGGATGAGTCACGCGCGGCAAGACGTGGTCAACTTCTTTTGCTTCGGTGATTCGGCCGAGCCGTCTGCATTCGCAACACAACCAACCATCGATCTTCAGTCGCGCGAGCCGAAGCGCGCGCCATGCGGCGGAACAATAAAACGGATCGCCGCTGCGATTCTGGCTCACGATCGCCGCGAACGACTTCCGCTTGCCCGGTTCTCTCGGCGTCATTGAATCGTCAGATTTCCTTTGCGGCTCTTCACCTGATTGTCGGAGGAGCGATAGGTAACGGTCACCACAAAGTCGCCCGTGTCGGCGGCCGTGCAATCGCACGGGATGTTAATTTGTTTGTAGTCGGTCGTGATCGTGGCGGTGCCGAGCACCGGCTTGGTGGCAGGCGTGCCGCTGATTGTCACCGAGATGACCGCGGCCACGGTCAAATGTTTGTCGAGCACACCATCCAGGTTCAGGCCGAGCAGGGCGTCAAACTCGGTCGTCTCGACGATCGTGTTGTTGGCCGTGAGTCGCGTCGCGGAATTAAAAACCCACACGTCCGCTTTGTCGGGGAACGTCGGATCGGCGCTCGAGCCCGATTGGATCTCTAAAATATTATCGCCCTGAGCCTTTAACGAGTGCGTCGCGCTCACGAAGTCCGTGCCGGCCAGGTCCGCTGCATTGGCGGCTAGGTTGGCGCCGGTGCCCAGATTGGATGGCGTGCCGAGCTTCGCTAACTGCGTGCTGTTGCTGTCCATTTCCTGCCGCACCTGGGTGGGAGTTGGCGGCACTTCGTATTCCTCCGCGCCGAAGAACGCGCCGCCGAACGTTTCAGCGGTGACGTGGCCGGCCAGTAGTTCGTCCCACACCGCGTCGGCGATTGTTTCTGCCGATGCCCCGGAACCTGTTGGGCCTTGCTCTAGCGCGTTGGTTGTCAGACGATAGACCGCGCCGTCCAGCTCCCAGCCGGTGTAGGTGTTTGCGATCTTCGGCTGGATGTCCGCTGTGTCGGCCAGAATGGAGTCGACCAGCAGGTCGAGCCGGCCTCCGTCTGCCCAGTCGGTTTGCAATTCGTTAGTGTCGGCCGTGACAACGTCCGCTTGATCGCTGATCGTCTCAAGCGTGTCGCTGTCGGCACCCGTCCGAGCGATGCGGGTTGTGCTCGTGTCGGCGCTGGTGACCGGGAAGGCCGTGCTCTCGTCAAACTTCGCGGCGGTGATTGCGTCGTCTACAAGAGCTGATTGGTGGCCTGGCACAATCGCGTAGGTGCTTTGCACGTCCGGCGTCGTGACCCACGATGGCTTAACAGTCACCACACGGGTAGCTCCAACGTATTGGGTAATGATCCGAGACTGACCAATACCAACGCCGCCGACGATCCTCACTACCTGCGAATTGTAAAAGCTGTCCACCGACGAGGCGGCCGACTCAAGTGTAATGGTTTGTGAGGTAGCATCGACCACGGTTCCCGAATTGCTCACAAATCCCAAAGTCGGATACAGTTCCACGATATCGCCGACTGCCGGAGTGAACGATAGGGCGGAATTAAGCGTCAGACTATAGGTGGT